CAAGAAGTACTGACCTTTCTTAGGTCTACTCCAATCAATATCGAGCCATAGTCTATTCTTTGCTTTACTATATCTAATGGCTGGTGATGTATTCAACATGAAATCGATATGTTCTACATATTGTTTTTGTATATAGTAACCTACAAGACCATAACCTGCTGCGTTACCATAGAAAGCATCGAAGTTATTTAGAAAGTATTGATACTCATAATTGTACATGCCGGATTGAGAAAAGCTATCAATCTTGTGTACCTTTGTGATAGAGAGAATGTTCTCTGGAATTCTTACACCGACTTGACCGCCTTCAGCGAGTACATATGAATTGTGCAAATATTTTTCTTCTTCAGTATAGTTAGCGACAAAGTTACCATCTGAGTCGGTGGCATAATCGCTATCTGTTTTAATATAGATGAGCTGACCGCGTTCAGTATCGACTGTGTGCAATACTCTTGCACCAACTTTATATTCTGAATCAGAGTTCCACACTCTTGCTGTAAGATCTTGATGACGTCTTTGGTTTTCATTAATAAGTTTTGAATCGATTTGTAAAACTCTGTAAGTTCTTTCAGCACCATCATAGTGGTACTCTTGAAACATTTGAACTGAATCATCGATAGCATCTTCAAGTTGTACGTCAGATATCTCGACGTTCACAACTGGCGCACCCAATTGTCTCAAAACATAATCAGCAAGACCTTGTTTTGTTTTAGGTAACGGCATTATACTCCACCCATCATATCTTGTTGGTCATCTTCATCATTGATCTGACCTTTTTGGATTTCATCCATAATTTCTTTATCAATTCGTGCAATGTCTGCTTCACTTTGACCAAGAACAACTTTACGAACATAATCAATTGAGAAATATTTACCTACATATTCAGTAACATCTCTCAATAGATTCATTCTATCTTGTAAGAGTTCCATGTCTTTGAGTTCTTTAAAGTGTGTATCTTCTACAAAGTCATAAGTGATGAATTGTCTCATCTCTTCATACTCTGCAATAGAACAGATACCTTTTAAGGAACACTGTACTCTCATTACTTCATTAAAGATTTCACTAAATTGTTTCTTCAGTCTTTGTACAAACTTACCAAACTTTAATTCATCTCTTGTAATATCTGTTGCTCTACCGATTTGGAATTGTTCACCACCATTCAAACGAGAACGTGGTACATTCAAAGCTTCATAGAGTTTGGCCTTGAAATATTCTACATCTTCCAACTCACCAAGGTTTGTGCCACCTGGCAGTGTACTAATCTCTGTACCTTTAGAACCATCTCTACGTGGAAGCCAGAAATCTTCAAGAATAGATTGGAATTTACGATTATCTCGAATCATACCAGTTGACGGATCATAATCGATCTTATTTCTAAATCTATTTTGCATGTCTCTCAGATATTGTTCAGCTTTGATTTTTGGTAGCTGACCAACATCTACATAAAAGATTCTTCTTTCAGGTGCTCTTGCGATACGATACACAATCAATGCATCTTCCATAGCACGTAAATTATTGAATGGCTTGATTGCTTTGTCAAGGTAACCAACAATCATACCTTTATTTCTATCTACAATACCTGATGGTACGAAAGCAACTGAATCACGAGATAATTTTACTGCTGAACTTAGATCACCGTCTGGTGCATACTCAAAATGTTCATCTACTTTTTCAAGAATAGGTACACCTGTTCGTGCATCTCTATCATAAATTGGTTTAACAATTCTTCTAATTTTAAGAGCATCGATTGGACGAATCTCTTTGATACCAGCCCTAGGATTTGATTCATCTACCATCAACTGAAAGTATTGTCTACCATCGACATACCAGTTACGGAAAATCTCATATGATTTCTTTTGGAAGCGAAGAAGTTTCAGTGTTTCCTGAAACTCTGATCTTAATTGTTCTTTAATTCTATCATCGATATTGAGATTATCTAATCGAATAGATACAGGTGCTCTGTGATGTTCAACTACGAATGCTTCGTTTACAACATCATCAATAGCAGCATCGGCTTCTGGAAAGAAACTAACTTCTCTGTATTGAGCAATAAGTTGGTGTTCTGTCTTTGCTTTTTCATAGTGTTCGTACGTGTAACCGATACGACCACCGACTGGCATCTCAGTACCGTCATCGAGTGGTTGGGGAATTGGAGAAGAGAGTGTCTTCTCGCTGCTATTGGAAACTAACTCAAATCCGAAGAGTTCTTCTGTCTGTTCAGCCATTTCTTTCCTTCATTCATTATATAAAATATTTATTCGCGCTATCGATATCGATTTTTAACCGACGTTGTCGGTTGTATTAGAAGTCCAGTACTGATACCTAATGGTTGCACCAAACTCCTCAATCGTATCGGTGTTATCAAAGGAAAGATCGATCTGATCGAGTGTTGTTGGGAAACACCCTCTCAATGTCACAGATTTAATCACATCACCATTTTTGTCAAGATGTTCAATTGTCCAATCTTGGAGATAAGATGCAATGTCACTAGCGTCAATACCGTTTGCAGATGTATTCTGCACATGTTGGTTGATGTTATTCATCCAACTCTCAAACGCATTTCTCAGAGCAAAGTTATTATCGTTGGTGATTGTAATTGTCCATGGTTCGAATACTCTGTCGCCAGCAACATAAAGTTGTCTACCACGGAATGGAATCATTACTTCACCAATAGTAGATGATGGCATTGCAGCCGCTTTTACCATGAATGAACCCAAGGCGGTAAGACCAAGACCGGTATCGTCTGTATTTACAATACCGCCAGGAAATTGTGGTAATACTCTGAAGTAGTTACTTCTGGCTCCACCACCAACCAGAGCTGCTTTGAAATCGTCAATTCTTTGCGACATTTATATCTCCTTATGCACCAGCAATTTCTTCGAAACTTACACCAGATCTAACCGCAATAAAGTTAAGAGTGATAAAGTTGATAGAACGATTTGGCTTGATGTATATATCAGCTACAAATCTATTACCATCAATTACCGCTGGTGTATTATTTGTTGTGTCACAGACTACTTTAAAGTCTGTCATACCTCTACGAGATTTTACATCTCCAAGGAATGGCTCTACTGCGGCTACAAAGTTAGCTCTTGTGAAATCATCATTGAATTCAAAGAGTTGGAATTTAGCAGCTGTAGAAATAGCTTTCTCTAATACGATGAACAATCTACGAACATTGATTCTGTCAAACGCGGATGGTTTGGACAATGCTGTTTTATCACCAAAGAGAAGTGTACCTTGACCACGGAATGTTACTACTGGATTGACTCTACTTTTGTAAAGTGTATCTCTTGCAGTTTGGTCTGGGTTAAATGTTAGTTTAACAACATTCTGAATGAAGCCTCTGTTCAATCCAGCAGGTGAGTACCATGCATCATTTAAGAATTCGGTTCTTGCTGTTACACCAGCAGTGTCTGAACTCAATGGCATGTTAAAGAACTCATCATTGTATCGATCATATTGGCGTTTCCAACCACTGTCAAAGACTGCATATGATGTGCTATTGAATGTTGAGAAGTAGCTGACCACTTTAGCGGCAGTAGGATTAGTTACTGCAGATGCAGAGTCAGGCGAGATAAATGCAATTGCATCTTTTCTCGATTCTGCTTTTGTGATAGCATACTTTTTAACTGTTTCGCTATGGTCACCTGTAAGAAGAAGGTTTACATCTACCAGTTCGGCATCACCTAACAAGTCATAACCACCAGTATAATCACCATCAGCAAGGTCAGAATCACCATCTGTACCACCAGCTAATGAGTATTTTTTAAGACCAGGACCAGTTTTAAATGATTTGAACTTCTTTCTTGCAACTGTTGAGAGTGAAACACCAAATGCATAATCATCTGTGTCTGAGTCAAGAGGACCTTTTAAACCCATTAACACAGCTTCATCAGAATCTTTTGCGAAAGATGCAGTATCAAAGTTATTCACGAGTCTTACCCACTGAGAATTGTTATTAACAACGTCTACAAAGTAAGCTGGACCGTTATCGGAAGTCTTAGCATTTTTAGCTTTCGAAAGGAATGGATATGTTTCAAGTACTTGGTTTGCTGTGCCAGTTGCCAATTCATCGGTTGTGTATACAACAACATGAACTTCATCAAGCAATTCTGAATCATAGGCTGCACCCCATACAGATGTACTTGGGCGAGCATCAAAAAGATTAGCTGCTGTATTGCTACCAAAGATTGATGTATCGCTAAATTCTGAATCAGAGATTGCGGCATCAATAAATGCAATACCAATGCTGTTACCAAGATCTCCAGGGAATCTTGCATATGCGTTACCAACCAAGGAACTTGGTGTAAAATCGAGATCATTTTTAATTAATGCATCAGAGTCAAACGCATGGTCAGAATCAGTAACAATATCTCTTCCGCTTGCGTTTGTTGCATTCTGTTGCACAACTCTTACAAGCTGAAGGTTGTTGGAATAAGCAAGAAAGTTTGCTGCAGTATACCAATCTG